GTAGAGGGAATGGGAACAACATTCATTAACACAGTTGATATATCTTCACTTGATATAGAAAATGGAGGAAGAACTAATTACACAATTAAAGTTGATAAACAAGATGCACAAGATCGTATCTATATGCATATTACAGGTCGTAATGGTAAGACAAACGTATTTAGTGGTACGGATATATTATCAGAATCTGGCGTAGCCAGTGGCTATCAAGAATATGAAAATGGTTTTGATTTTTCAGGATCAATAACAACGTTGATAATAGAAATTGGTGGACGTGATATTAATATGGCAATCGGACCACTCTTTGATGATATTAGCATAAATGTACTTTACAATGTAGTATCAACAATAGTTACAGAACAAATTACAACAGTTGAAATGTGGGTGGCCATGGGAGGCAGCACAGAAACAGAAGTTATAGATATTGTAGAAAATATTTTTGAACACAATGACATTATAGTTCCAGATGCTCCTGGTGATGATATGTATTTTGAACCAGAGTTTGATGAGCCCGATATGAATGTTTCATATGAAACAGTAGAGATGGAAATGGAAATGGATTTTGAGATGGATTTTGAAATGCCTGTCATGGAAGTAGATATGCCTGAAATAGAAATGGCAAACATTGAAATGGAAATGGAGTTTGAAATGGAAATGGAATTAGAAATGCCAGATTTAGAATTACCAGATCCTGAAATGGATATGCCTGAAATGGATATGCCAGAAGGTGCTCCTGAAATGGAAACAGAAGTAGAGGTTGAAAGTATGCCTGAACCTGAGGTAGAAGCAGAACCTGAAATGCAACCTGAGGTAGAAGAAACAAGTAATGAGCCAGAAACAACAGAAGAAACAGAATCCGATAGCGAACCTGCTGAAGAATCCCCTGTGGAAGATGAGAGTGATTCTGAACAAGAAGAAGTACAATCGGAAGAAGATGAAGAGTCTGATGAGAAACCTACAAAAGTAGAAAAAAAAGAAGAACCTAAAGAGCAGCCAAAAAAACAAAACGAATCTAAAAAAGAAAAAGCAGCTAAAAAAATTGTAGAAAAAATGGGGGATAAAGGTAGATATGATTCTACAAATCAATTAAAAACATTAATTGTAATGCAAGTTTTAGGTGATTCTAAAACTTTTTTTGATTCACAAAAACAATTAGAAGATAGATTAGATTTTTTTACAGATTATATGTTACCAGATACTCAATTAGAAAATAATAATACCGCTCAATGGTTTCTATTTGGAGGAAGTAATGTTATGATGGACGAAATGATAATGCAACAATGGCAGACGGATTCGGAATAGCAATGGCAGAAGTAGAATTACCAGGTGGTATAAAATTTAAAGGTGGCAAAATCTTTGTCATTCTTACAGCACTAACCACAGCAGGTGGTGCTTTATGGGGAGGTTTTGAATTTTACAAAGACTACCTAACGATGAAAGAACAGATACAGGAATATGTTGCACCAGATTTATCTGGTTTTGACAAAGAGATTGCTATTACAAAAGAAGAAATGAAAGGCAAAACAGATTTATTACAAACAGAAATAGAAATGCTTATGGGTGAAATGGAAATGATGATGTCAGAAATTCGACTTGTAAGTGATGTAGCCAATGAACTTAAAAACGACCTTCGGCAAGATGTAAGAAGAGTAGAGAAAATTGTTAATGATGTAGAACAAATGGTTAAAGAAGATTCGAGAGAAACCAGCTCGGAGTTAAAAGATACCACGAAGGACATAAAGGAAGACATGGAATTATTGTCGGGTAAGTTGGAATCAGCCATGACTGAGCTAGAAGAAAAGGTGGAGAAAAGAATAAAACTCGCATTAGAAAACCCTTTATCACAAATGTAGAATGGCTAAAACACCTTCTAACGAATACTTTACACCTATCAAAAAAAGGACTAGTATAGGCTGTTCTTCTAGGTCTCGTCCTAAAAATAAACATAAAAGACGGTGTTGGAAGAAATATAATAGACAGGGAAGATAAATGCCGACTTATTCTAATAGTAAAAATTTTGATTTAGCCGTAAATGATATAATTCAAGAAGCCTACGAAAGATGTGGGTTGATGGTTCGTGACGGATATGATCTTAAAACGGCAAAAAGAAGTTTAAATTTAATGTTTGCAGAATGGGCAAACAGAGGTCTTAATTTATGGACTATTCAACAAACTACTAAAACATTAACAGCAAATGCTCAATCAGTAACTGGCACAAGTCTTTTTGGATCAGGAGCAGATGCAGCACAACAAATAATAGATGTAACAGATGTAGTAATTAATGATGGCACAAATGATTTTGCAGCTACATCTATAAGTAGAGCTACTTATTTTAATTTACCAAACAAAGCTACCTCTGGCAGACCATCTCAATATTATTTTCAAAGAGAAATAAATCCTACAATGTTTTTATATCCAGCAGTTCCAGCTAGTGGAACTTATAGTTTAAAATATTATGCAATGATAAGATTATCAGATGCTGATGCATATACAAATAATGCAGAAATACCTTTTAGATTTTTACCTTGTATGACTGCAGGACTAGCATTTTATCTTTCACAGAAAAAAGCACCAGAAAGAATGCAAGCATTAAAATTATTATATGAAGATGAATGGAAAAGAGCAGCTGATCAAGATGGCGCAAGAACAAGTTTATTTTTAACACCTCAATCATATTTTCCGTCAGTAGGTTAAGATGGGAAAATTTTCTTCTGGCAAAAATTCTCAAGCTATATCTGATAGATCAGGTTTTGCTTTTCCATATAATGAAATGATAAGAGAATGGACGGGAGCTTTGGTTCATAGATCAGAGTTTGAATCCAAACAACCACAACTACAACCTATAAGAGTTGCTCCTGATCCTCAAGCTTTACAAGATGCAAGACCGGATCGTGTAGAAACAGCTGCTGCTAGATTATTAGTTAGTAATCCTTTTTATAATAAAGCTGCTGCAACAAATGTAATTTATGTAATTGAAAATAGTCATGGTAGAACTACAGGAGATAGAGTAAGATTTAGAAACTGTAATGCAGGTAATGGATTTACAGAAAATGTTTTAGAAAATGCTTTTGGATATTTAATAACTGTTCCTGTCAACAGTCCTGATGAATATCATTTTACAGCTTCTGCAGGAACATCAGTAGGATCTAATGAAAGATTTGGAGGATCTGTTTGTACTTCAGGTCCAGTAACAATAGAGGGATAGATGACAACATATACAGAACTAGTAGATCAAATTAGAGCATATACAGAAACAGACAGCAATGTTCTTACATCAACAATAGTAAATGATTTTATAGCACATGCAGAAAATAGAATATTTAGAGAAGTTGATCTTGATGCATTTAGATCTTATCAAATAGCAGCACTTACAGCAGGTAATGGATTTGTATCTTTACCTGGTCTAAACGTAGCTGATTTTGCATTAATACGATCCGTTCAAATCTATGGTCAAAGTTTAGCTAACTCAAGAAGAACTTTAGAACAAAAAGATATTACTTTCATGCAAGAATATTGGCCAGATAGAACGGCCACAAGTACTCCTATTTATTATGCAAATTGGAAAGCAGGAAACATATATCTTGCGCCAACGCCCGATGTTGCATATAATATAGAAGTAGCTTTAAATAAGTTACCAACAGGATTATCGTCAAACAACGCGACTACCTGGGTCAGTACAAATGCTCCAAGGACGCTGTTGTATGCGAGTCTCTGCGAGGCCTTTAAATATCTCAAGGGCCCCTACGATTTACTTGCTCTTTATGAGCAGTCTTATATGAAAGCCATACAAGACTTAGCAATTGAACAGCAAGGTCGTGGAAGAAGAGATGAATATATGAGTGGGGTTTTAAGGACACCGCTCAAATCGCAACAACCGTAGAAGGAGTTAAAGATGGCAATAGCACAAGCAGTATGTAACACTTTCAAAAAAGAACTTTTGGAAGGTAAGCATAATTTTGCAAATGGTGGTCATACTTTTAAAATTGCATTATTTACATCAAGTGCAAATTTAAATGATCAAACAGAAAATTATTCAACAAGTAATGAAACAACAAATACATCAGGTTCAGCTTATTCAGCAGGCGGATTAGCCTTAGCAGGTCAGTCAGTTACAGGTAGTACATCAGCTACAACAGCTTTTGTAGATTTTTCAACTGATCCTCAGTGGACATCTGCAAGTTTTACAGCTAGAGGTGCTATGATTTATAATACCACTACAGCTGGTGGATCAGGAACAACTGATTCTGTTTGTATTTTAAATTTTGGTTCTGATTTTACAGCAACCAATGGTACATTTACTGTTCAGTTTCCGAATCCGACAACTAGTACAGCTATACTAAGATTATCGTAGGGAATTAACATGGCATTGATTATCAATGATCGTGTTAAAGAAACCACGACATCAACAGGAACAGGAACTATAAATCTTGCAGGAGCAAGCACTGGTTTTCAAACTTTTGTTGGTGCTGTTGGAACTACCAATACTACGTATTACTGTATTACAATGCAGTCAGGTAGCACGGAATTTGAAGTAGGAATAGGCACTGTTACTGATGCTTCTCCTGATACATTATCAAGAGACACAGTTTTAGAGAGTTCTAATAGTGATAACAAAGTAAATTTTTCTGCAGGAACTAAAGATGTATTTTGTACGTATCCAGCAAAGAGGGCGCCATCTCCCAGCATGGATCCTACATCTTATGTAACTACACATAATGCTACTATTAGTGATACACAGACAATGGATTCTGGTGTTTTAGCTGGTCCTGTTACAGTTACAGGATCTTTAACAATTACAGGTAACTTGTTTATATTATGAGTCAGATTGAAGTAGATAAAGTCATACCACAGTCGGGTACAAATTTACAACTTGGTGAAAATGGTGATACGGTAGATGTCCCTGCTGGAGCTACGCTTGATGCTACGGGCGCTACGGTTACGGGTATAACAGGTGATGGAAAAATACTTATTTCTGCTCAAGACACTACAAGAAATTTTCTTCAATCAAAAATAGTAGCAGGAACTAATATAACAATTACATTAAATGGTGCTGGAGGTAATGAAACAATAACTTTTGCATCTTCTGCTGCCGAAGTAAAACCCGTTGTATCTTCAATTAGTCCATCTACTATTCCCAACACAGCTACAAACGTAGTTATTACAGGACAAAACTTTGTATCAATACCACAAGTTGAAGCTATTGCTTCTACAGGTGCAATCATTGCTGCAAATACTGTAACGTATACAAGTGCTACATCAATCACTGCAAACTTTACTTTACCAACAGACGGTACATATTTTTTAAGAGTAGAAAACAATGATGGTAACGCAGGAAGAAGCTCAAGTGCTTTACTTACTGTGTCAGACGCCCCTACTTGGACTACAAACGCAGGATCGTTAGGTACTATTGCAGGAAACTTTTCTGGTACGGTCGCTACCGTTGCAGCTACTGGTGATAGCACACTAGCTTACTCTGAAACTACAAATGTTTTAACAAACGCTGGACAAGCAAATTGTACATTAAACTCTGCTACAGGAGTTATTACAACTTCTGACTTTGGAGGTTCTAGTACGAGTGCAACAACATACAGTTTCACATTGCGAGTAACAGATGCTCAAGGTCAAACAGCAGATAGAAACTTTACGTTAACATCAAGTTTTAGTATAACTACAGCAGGAAGGTTTGATCCGTAATATGGGAACTACATTAACAAGAACAATTGGAACTCCAACATCACAAAGAATATCTACACTTTCTTGGTGGATGAAACGATCAGTTAAAACGGGTTTAGGTAGTGGATCTACAAGAATTGTTCAGTATCAATCTTCTCCTACTTATTATTCTATTTACTTAGATGATAGAAGTGCACAAGCTAACTGGTCTAGATTAAGAATACATTTAGCTGATAACCAAAATCCTCAATATGTTGTAGGCACAAAAATGAGATTTAAAGACCAATCAGGATGGTATCATTGTGTAGTAAGAATAGATACAACTCAAGGATCTGCTGGTGATAGAATAAGAGTTTATGTAAATGGTGAGCAACAAACTTTAGGAGGTTTATCAGACGAAGGTAACCAACCTGCACAAAACTATGATATACCAGGTTATGCAAGTGGACAAACAACTACCGTTGGTAATCCAACTAATGGAGGAGTTTATTTTTCAGAAATGATTTTTGCAGATGGTCAATCGTATGCACCAACTGTATTTGGATCCTCTAATACAAATGGGGCATGGATACCTAATACTTCCCCTAGTGTAACATATGGAAATAATGGATATAGATTATCTTTTGGCGGCACTGGTGCTTCTGCTGATGCCAATGGTTTTGGTGCGGACACTTCAGGCAATGGTAATCATTTTGCGTCTGCTAATTTAGGAACTAATCCAAGTGTATCAGACACTCCACAAAATAATTTTTGTACTATGGATGCTGATCAAGGTGTGTATACAGCTTCAAATACTTTTTCTGAGGGTAATTTAAAAATGACTTCAGATACTTCAAGGTATGAATTTGTAAATGCAACCATGGGTATTAGAACAGGTAAATGGTATTGGGAAATGAAAGCTATTAGTAAGAGTGGAGGCAGTGATTGGTATGGAACAGGAGTAATGGTTTCATCACCAGAACAAAATGATTATGGAGGTAGTGATAACGGTAAATCTAATGTTAGTGGATGTTATTATTATGGCTATGGTCAGATAAGAACAAATGGTACAACACCAGGAACATATGCTGCATTTACTGCAGGGGATATAGTTTCCGTTGCAATGGACTGTGATAACGCAGCAATATACTTTGCTAAAAATGGAGTATGGCAAAATTCAGGAGTGCCAACTTCTGGAGCATCTAAAACAGGAGCTCAAGTATTAACAACACCAGAAGTTCGTGCTGCGGGATATAATTTTTGGGTTCCAGGTTTATGTTATTTTGATGGTGGTCAAAGTGGAGTTATGCAAATAAACTTTGGTCAACCTACTTTTTCTCTTGCTAATACACCTGAGTCAGATGCTAACGGATATGGCAAATTTGAATACGCTGTACCTTCAGGTTATTATGCTATATGCTCTAAAAATTTAGGACAATATTAACATGGCAAATTATTCAATCAATCAACCCTCAGCTTACTTTCAAGCGCAACTTTATACTGGTAATTCTTCAACACAGACTGTAACTAATGGTGGTCCAGCTAATTTACAACCAGATGTTGTATGGACTAAATGTAGAAGTAATACATCTGATAATTTCTTGTTTGATAGTATTAGAGGAGTTCAAAATCAACTTCATCCTAATACTACTGATCCCCAAGGTGCTAACGCAACCAGTTTAACATCATTTAATTCTGATGGCTGGACTATGGGTAATACTGGGGGTATGAATTTTAGTTCTCAAACATATGTAGGTTGGCAATGGAAATGTAATGCTGGCACAAGTCCTAGTAATACGCAAGGTCAAAGAACATCTTTAGTTCAATCTAATTCTACCGCTGGTTTTAATATAATTCAATTTAATGATGGTGGTTCAACTGGTCAAACAGTTGGACACGGATTAGGTGAAGTACCTAGTTTTTTTCTTGCAAAAAATAAAAATTCTTCCAGTGGTTGGTATGGCATGTTTCCTAAAATTTGGGGAGGTAATCAATCTTCAGGAATAAATACTACAAATGCTTTTGGAACTGTATCTGGTTTCTCTAACTTCACAAGCACCTTATTTACTTCAGGTCAATCTTCAAGTTCAGATCACATATGTTACGCTTGGAAACCTATTAGAGGTTATAGTGCATTTGGAACTTACAAATCTAATAACAATGCAGATGGCCCTAAAATCTTTACAGGATTTAGACCAGCTCTTGTTTTATGCAAAATGACTTCTGGTGGAACTAACTGGAGAATGTATGATTCTAGAAGAGAGGGTTTTAATCCTGAAAACAATTATCTTTTAACTAATTCTACTGCGGTAGAAAACACTGCTGCAAATGCAGAATTAGAAATACACTCTAACGGATTTAAATTAACAAATGCAGAAGGTGATATTAATTACAATTCTGAAAATGTATTGTATGCTGCATGGGCAGAGTTACCTCAAGTTTTTACTGACGGCGTACCAGTACAAGCGAGATAAACAATGACCTCAGAGATCAAAGTAAACACGATCAAGAAACAATCAGGCTCTTCCATTACAATTGGTGAAAATGGTGATACTATAACATTGACAGCTGGTGCAAGTTTAGCAGGATCTGGCTCTGGACTTACAGCATTAAATGCTTCAAATTTAGCATCAGGAACCTTAAACGTTGCACGTCTAGCAGATGATAGTGTTACAAATGCAAAGCTAGATAATAATTCAATCACAATAAATGGTTCAGCTGTTGCACTTGGTGGATCGGTAACCGTTGGTGAAACAAAACCAACAATCTCTTCTATTAGCCCAACAGTCATTACAAACGATGCAACTAACGTAACTATTAATGGATCAAATTACATATCTGTGCCAATAGTAGAAGCAGTTAATTCCTCTGGTGTAATTACTGCTGCAAATTCAGTTACTTTTAACAGCGCAGCTCAACTAGTTGCCAACTTTACATTAACCACAGATGGTACGTATTTTTTAAGAATAGAAAACAATGATGGTAATGCAGTTCGTAGTGGGTCAGCGTTACTGACCGTATCTGACGTTCCAGCATGGACCACGGC